TACAAATCAAAAATAAGCAATATATCCAAAACCCAGGGTTACCTGTATAAGAAGTACAATTACCTTTAGCTTACGCTGAGATGAATAACGAAATGATAATTGAAACAGTAACACACAGGATGCTAGGATGTTAAGCTGTACCAGATAGTAACATGAAGAAGGAGTATACAAGATGGTTGTACAAATATATGAGGGAGACAATGTTACCCAAAATTTTAGAACAAACCGTTTTATTAGAGCCGTTGGACACATAAGGATATATTGACTAGATACCAGATGCAAAAAAGAGGAAAAGATACCAAGAAACACATGAGCGGATGAAATACGATAACACCATAGACCCTAGCCTAACAATTATTTAGAAATCATTTGAAGCTCAATACAAAGGGAAAAATGACGTAAGAGGCAGAATTATATTGTCACCGAGTGACTCATTAGTACTTACTAGCGGAGTTGTTAATCATTACTTTTTACGTTGCCTTAAAGCAGCATACCCTCAATTTGTATCAGGTTTAAATTTTTCTGAGACGGCTGATAGGTTACATGAGCTATTTAAAGACATAAAAGACCCAATTTACTTATCCATGGACAAAAAAGAATACGATGCATCATAACACGACTGGATGTTTAAAGCTATAGATCACGTGATAATGAAGGAGCTGATACCAATAGTTGGACATAAAATAGGGTGGGCATAAGAGATTATAGATTAATTAAGTAAAATTATTGTCAAAACCAATTTCAAAGTCAAGTTATATTACAAGGGTACCAGGAAACTTTTGTTTACAGCTATATTCATAGGTATGACTTTATCAGGTATAAGCACACAAACTACAGGAGGTAATTCAATAAGAAATATGGTTGAATGCGAGCGGATCATAGAATTATTAGCTAAAATGAACAAAATGACAGTGAAACAAATGAAGAAACAAATTGATAATGCTAATCATGGTGACGATACCGGTGCATGCGTCAACAAGCTGTACCTCAGCTAACTTATGCAAATATACAATAGCTTGTATACGCCTAGTGCTACAGATTTGCCACACGGATATGCTTAAAGAATGGAAGAAATACTTATATCGACTTTTTACATGAACTTTTGTTCAAAAGACATGATATTCAC